CCTGTTCCAGCAAGTGTTCCGATAGCTACATTGTCTCGACTATCTGTAAGTGTATTTCCACTTCTATCTCCAATTAATACATTTGAAATAGAAACAGTGCCCAATGTACCAGCTGAATTACCAATCATAACATTAGAATCTGCATTTATACTATTTATGTTTTTTCCAGTATCTAATCCGATAAAAACATTTTTATCACCAAAATCATCTCCATCTACTCCACCAGCACTAGTACCTATCGCAACATTGTTATCACCTCTAGTTCTTAATTTGGCTGTGTCCTTACCGATGAATACATTTCCACCATAATCAGCCATAGCTGTCCCAGCGTTAGAACCAATCGCAACATTAATTTTATTTACACTATCACCAAGAAAAGCACTACCAGCGTTTGTTCCGAAAGCAAAACTCTCTCCAGTAGATTTTGATTCAGGAAGATTAGATGCAGTTACATTACCAGTAAATGTGGAGTTACCAGAACCATCTATACTCAATCTTTCGGTATTATCTGTTGAAATAGTAAATGAAGTTCCATTAGCACCAATCATAACATGGTTATCATCGCCAGTTGTATTATCTCTAAATGCGATTAAAGCTTGATTGTCTGAGCTTTCAAAAAGACCTACTATATTTACGCCAGTACCACTATAGCTATGAAATATTTTTCGTGGAGAACTAGTTCCTATACCTACATTACCTGAGTTAGTTATTACAAAATCTGTACCTGCAGCTATATCTGCATTTGTAGATATAGAAAAACTACTAGTAGAAGTAACACCTGAATACCAATCTTCGCCAGTATTTTTATAATGTAAAGCAGTATTACCACCAGTAGTTCTTTCAATTCTAACTTGATTAGCAGAAGAAGATGAAAAATGAGCTAATACTGATGGAGAAGAAGTTCCTATGCCTACTCTATTATCACTAGTAATAACTAAAACATCTTCATAATTAGTACCTACTACATCATCAGCATGACCAAACTTTAAACTTTTTGAATCATCAAACATTCCAATAATATCGCCATTACTAGAATACAAAGTAAAAAATTGTGTTGCTTGATTACTTCCAGTTGTGTCTCTTAATACTAATCCAGCAGTTGCACCTTCTATAGTTACGTTTTGAGCTGGAAAGCTTGATACTGGACTTGCACCTACTCCAAGTGAACCTGAAACTGTTACCTCAGTGTTAGTCGTATCCACAACAAAAACATCTGTTCCATCTGCTTTTTCAACTAAAAAAGCGTTAGTGTCTGTAACTTTAATTGTAGATGTGCCTTGTACTATCTCATCAAAAGATAGTGAACCACCGCCACTTACAGTTAGGTCTCCTGATATAGTTAAATCACCATCTATTGTACCGCCATTACCAAAGTCCTCAGTAATAGATTTTATCATAGAACTCTGCATTTAACACTCCACCAATCTAACTGCACCAGTAGTTGTACTAGTAGAATTGTAATTAAAATAAATTGTGTTCCCTAGTCCTCTAGGAACTGTAATAAATACCATTGTGTTCTTTGGAATAATTAAGTCATTACTAGCATTCACATTGGTTTCTGCTGCAGCAAAATTAAAATAAATCTCTACTGCACTATAGATACCTAGTGTCCCTGTGTTACTTAATAATGATTTATGGATTGTATTAGCAACATCTGCCGAGCTTCCTGCTGTTCCAGCACTCGCGACTGTCCATTGACCGCCTGTTGTTGCATTAAGTGATTCTTGTACTGAATAGGTATGTAAGTCTGCCATTTTTTCTTCCTCTCTAAGCTATGACAAAGCGTGAGCGAGACCGTCTATGCTTTGTGTTATTTTTTCTTTTTTGTTATTCTTTTAGTAACTTTCTTAACAGATTTTTTTATAGATGCTGCCCTGGAGCTCTTTTTATATGGCTGATGATTGTTTTCACTAATTACCCTTATGTAACTATGCCTTTTTAAATACTCAAGCTTTTCGGGATGTTTTTCAAGTAATTCATCTTCCAATCTTTCCATTCTATTTGTGATTTTATTTAACCAGTATTGCATTTCTTTCTCCATTAAACTAGGGGAGTAAGAGCCAACCCACTCCCCCAGATTCATTTGTCAACCTATGTGTTAATCTACGTTAGTAAATTTAACACCTTTTTTGTTGTCAGAATCGTCAATTAATTTGACTCCGTATAATAAGTCAGAAACAACTTTTGTTCCTAAAGCATCAACAGAATATTCTGATTGAACTCTTACTTCCTGCTGGGAAGCAAATACAGCAGCACTCTTGTGGAAGATTGCTCCAGGTATGGTAGAACTTGTACCAGCAGTTGAAACAGTATTACTCATATATACGTCAATTCCATATAATGAACCAACCATTCCTGATCTTAATCCTCGGTTACCTTCTCCGACTGCATCATTTCTAATAAAATACTGAGCGATACCAGCACTAGGATTTAATATATCTGCAAATAGAGTTGGATTAACAACCATTGCACATTCACCATCCATATAAGGAACATCCGCTTCACCTAATGTTGCAAGAGCTGATTCGAAGACTGCCGCAGTTAATGTATCATCAGCAGATAATGCTTGAGAAGCATTTAAACCGTCTAATTCTGCCCATATATCAGCATCAACCTGACGAGCTAAAGCTTCACCCATCATCCTTGAGTACTTAGAAACAAGATCTGCCTCGGCTTGTATTTGAGCAACATCTTCGAAAAGTTTTGCTACATACTTATGCTTATTGATGGATAATTGAGTTGTAGTTGTTGCAGTTGCATCGTAGGATACATCAGAACCTGCTGATTTATCACTAGCACTGATTAAACTCATTTCTGGAATATTAATTGCGTCTCCATAACCTTTGGAACCAACTAATGCAGAATAATCATCTATCAATCCTCTAAAAACTGTTTTTCTTTCAAAGAACTTATAGATCCCGTCCGCCCAAATTTCGGGTATGAAATGTTGATCGGTTGTAGTTGTTACAGGACTACCTTGATAATGTTTTGCCATTTTTTTACCTTAAGTTTTTATCTCTTAACATAGCTTTGTATTATACTTCCCCAGTTAGCTCTTCTTTCTTCAGAAGACATATTGACCCAATCTTTATTACCTGGGTTAGATGATCTAGCAGGAGTAGAACTAGTAGCCACTACATCTTGAGATTGATTGTTAATTTTATCTGTAATAACTTTAAGCTGAGTAGTAGATAAATCTTTAAAAGATTCCCTTTCTTCTTCACTTAAAGTGCCCAGAAGCTCTTCCTTATAAGCTTGTTCAGCAGTCATCAACCTTTCATAATCCGATTTAATAGAATCTAATTCGGACTGGCGTTTATTTGCTAATTCTTCCCACTTATTTTGTTGAACTAATTTTTCTTCCTCTTGTTTTTCAAGACTCTTCCTTAATTCACTTAACTGAGCTTCTGCTTCTTGTGCCCTACTTCTATACTTTTTGCTTTCTGCTATAAAACTATTGACATCAGGCTGTTCATTAGTTTCATTCGGACTATTAGGAGTCACCTCTTGTGCGTTATCTTGCACTGATTCTGTTGTAGTTTCAGACATACTGTCCTCTTTTTAGTTAATTAAATTTAAATAAATGTTGGTGTCTCTTGAAACACGTATAATCATATTTTTACTTCTAAAATAATATCCTTCTTATTGAACTTTACGATTCTTTCGTCAATACGATTATCAAAAAAATCAGCTACAAATTCCCAGTTGTTATCATTTAATCCATAAATATTTCTTTTTTTCTTTTTAAATCTAGCTGGAGGGTTTGCATTTCCTTGCACTTTTTCACCTTCTCTATAATGTATTTCTACAGAGTCTTTTGTAGCTCTCCTAGCAGATATTGAGTTAAGCATCTTTCCACTAGCTCGTAAGTTTGGTGGATTTATTTGCCTACTCGATGAAACACCTTTAGGTGTAGCCTTTCCAGCTTTCTTTTTTATTGCATAAGATTCTTTGTATGGAGGAAACTTTTTACCATCAGGGTCTTGGCTTATACCTTTATCTGCATCTAATATTATTCTTGTCACTAATTTACCGCCTAACTTTAGCCATTCACTCTTTTTATGCTTTATAATTTTTTCAGGTTTAAAGTTTTTCATTTTACCTCCCAACTATGTCTGCAATTAAAACCCCCACGAACTCCAAATGGAGTATCTGAAGAACTTACTTCTGATTCGGTATAACCACCTTTAGGTTCATTGTCTTTCGTAGCTTGACATTCATCCCTCGTAAAAGCGTCTTGTGGTCCCACATAAGTCCATCTAACATCTTGACCTTGGAAAACTTTATATCTAGACATATCATCGAATATCTTTAGGCCATCATATGCAATTAAGTTTAATTGGCGTGAAACCATACCAGTTTGAGCCAATCCAGAAGTAATCGAATTTACAGACTCATTAGCATAAATCCCTCGAAATAAGCTAAATTTGGTAGCTTCTGAATATTCTTTAAATTGACCTAAAAGCCTTTCATAATTAATATCCCTTAAAACTTCTAAACCTTCAATACTTGCTCCAGTAAAAGCAGGAAGTCCTCTTTTTCTTGCCTCTTCAATTGCTAATTGTAGCATCTTAGTATATTCAGCATCAAAATTATCTAAAGCAGTTCCCAAGCCTTTATCCTGTAACTCTTGTAAGAAGTTCAATTGCCTAGTTGCGTTTATTACTTCAGTTTCAGTTGCGTTTTTTAAAGTAACCGCAAGTCTTTGTAAGTCTTTATCAAAGGAACTCTCTATAGCTTTTATTTCTTCTATAAAGGAATCAACTGCTGGTTGTATTTGTGCCATTTAATATTCTTTGAAATGTTGACGGTGGCTGCTTACTTGCTGCAACCACTTGGTTCTCTTGCATTATATCAGCCATTTTGCTTTCTAATTCTTCATCAGACATGTCCGGATTAAAATACAATAATAGATCCTTTTGAGTCATTACATTGTTATCTAGTTTCCAACTTAAGAACTCACGCTCTTCTTTGGGTGAAACAGGGAAGGAGACTTCAGCAAAATCTACATAATAATCCTCTGGTAAGTTAATTACATTATAAGTTTCTAAGATCCTTTTGTCAATATTATATCTGTTATTTTCCCATTCTCTAAAGTAAGATATATCACTTTCTCTTGCTTCTAGGTTTTCTATCTCTAATATTTTTAGAGCTTCTCCACTTGGTGCGTTACCAGATGAATCACCCCATCTAATCCTTAATTGGTTATTCTCTGCTACTTGATTCGCCATAGATTTAGTAGCTTCTATTAACTCAACTAAGTTACCACCAGGAGTTACATAATTAAAGGATGCCCCTTCTGGTAGCACATATGCATTATCTATACCCGCAGTTAATTTGCTTTGCCCTTCTTCTATACCTGTAAACACAGCTTGACCCAATCTAAACCTAACGGATAAAGCAATTTCGGTCATAGCAATTGCAATATGAAGCGCAGTTCTAGTTACATCATAGCTGCCTTTAGTCATTTCAACTTTACTGATAGGTATGATCCCAAAAGGATTAATCATATCAGGGTTACCTTCTACCGCGTATCTTCTACCTTTTTGATCATATTCAAAATGCATACCTTGAACACCATCTCTATCTTCAGACCAAAATACAAATCTTTTATTATCGTACTCATAACTCTCTATTTCGTAAGAATAACCATAAGGCTCTGATTCCCCATTAAAATAATATTCTTGCACTTTAGGTAGTACCTCGTATTCTAACCTTTGATACCTATCGTTAAATCTTGATTTGAGGTAGCAACAACCTAACAACCAAGATAACTCGGCAAATTCTCTTGTTTTAGAATTTAATTTATAAGCAAGTTCGTTATACAGATCGTTCTTCTCTCCACCAATAATTCTTTTAGGATCTTGCTTATATATCATCATCCTAGCTTTTGCAAACCTAGGGACACAAGAGCTAATGAAAGGAGGTACTTGACTTAGGGACTCACTAGCAAACCAAGGTTCTAAATGGGAATCAAGGTTTTGATTATAGTAAAAGTCCAAGGATTCCATTAGATTATAGTGTTCTTGTTCAACATAATTCCTACCAGCATCCTTAACGCTTTGAAGTACTGCTTGTTCAGATAGTTCAGGGATTACTACTCTATTTACGGATTTTCCAAAATTATACATCTTTAATTCCTTTTGTATTGTTTAGCAATTTTCCCCTTGCAGTTCCTAATCTATTTACTACCAACTTACACTCCTACCTATCATTCTCCTAATAGGAAATTTATGACTAATACCATAAGAGCAAGCATCCAAAGCATGAGTAAGTTCCATGTTATCTTTAGCTAAACCCCCTCTTCTATCCCTCTGACATTGTTCCAAATCTTTTATTAGATATATACAACTTGGGTCAATAGTCATACCTACTTTACCTTCAGCATCTTTCAATTTCCTATTTAAAGCATTCAATCTATCTATATGACTAGGATGAGATTTTTTAGCTCTAATTAAAAAACCGTGGTCTCTTAGTATTTGATGGTCTGAACGTCTGGAAGTTGTGCTTCTAGCTTTACCAGCTGGGTCTGGGTAGCACTCTATATTAGGTGCAATTTTTTTCATCTCAATAGCAAGTTCCTCAGTATTACTATTCTTTAATCTCAACTCATCAAAGAAGTGTATTGTCGAATTTGAATAGGTGCATGCTAAAGTAGCGGTCATGTAATCTACATTAAAATCAACACCCCACCATAGATCCTTAGAAAGCTCTTTAGCTCTTTTGATATGAATATCCCTATCAAAATTATAAGCAGCTCTATTACCTGTAGTTTCAAAAGAACCTTCAAACTCTTGTCTGAATACAGATTCATCCATTGTTCTTTTTGCCCTTTCTATTTCTTCTTTAGGTACAAACCCACCCTCTATGGTTTTAAACTGCCAACTTTTCCATTCCGGATCTGCTTGGCCCTTATTATATAATTCGTACATCATATCATAACCACTAGGTGTCCCTATAAATAGAACCCTCCCTTGTGTTGTTGCTAACATAGGATATATGATCTCCTCCCATACATGAGGTTTAATATAAGCCATCTCATCCATAACGCATTTAGTTAATTCAACACCTCTTAAGTTATTCTCGTTATCGGCTCCTTTAACTGATAGCTCTGCACCGTTGTCAAAAAGAACACTCATTTCTGATTCATTTAATTTAGCACCCACAAATCCATTAAACATTTGCCTTAACACAGGAAACACAATCATTTTCCCTTGACGGTAAGTGGGTGTGATATAGAAACGCCGCTCATTTGGTTTAAATTCATCTTTTAATAAATACATTAAGCTTAATACTGTTTTACCCCATCTCCGACCTGCTACGATTACTTTAAATCTAGAAGGGTCGTTAAGTATTTCCCTCCTAGTTTTATTAACAGTCCACTCAATCATCTTCTATCACCATGACTTGAATAGGTTCTGACTTAGTTGTTCTTTCTTGTCTTTCTAATGCTTTACCTTCTAGTCTTTCAATAATAAATTGCATAGCTCTAAGGTCACCCCTTTCAGCTAATTGGAATAACTTAGACACTATAACTTCTCTTCTTTCCCTATCCCCATTCTTTTTAAAACTAAAATCTTTAATTAGATCAGTATAAGCATTACGTCTACCATTAGGGTTACCAGATTCTCCTTTTTTCCACCTATTACCAATCTTATTACCTTTCTTAAATTTGCCGTCTTTGCGTTTGTTCTCCGTTTGTTTATTTTCCATCAATCGATCTCTACTAAACCCATCATAAAAGCTTTGTTTAATTTCAAGATTAGATCTGCCACTTTAGGAGAATCTATTTCAAATACATCAAATTCTAATCTATAGTTCCCAGTTGTTTTTAAGTTTCTAATACCTACTAATTCAGTAGTAAGTGCAATGCCATCCTTAGGTTTACTCATACTTTATGCTCTATTTGTCCTTTGTAATTTATAAAAATATAGTGCTTTAATAAAATAAAAAAGCCCCAAAATTAATTGAGGCTTTTTTTAGGGGTTTATTGGTTAATTTCTATTTTTTGTATATATCAAGTCCATTTCTTCTTCATCAAAATTTGAGGGTTCGTCATAAACATCTGCGTGTTCCTTACAATCGGAACAGATATCATTTAGTATTATCATAGCATCACAGCAATCACTATACATATTTTACTCCTTATATTAGATATTTTATTCTTCATACCCAAAAAGCCCCATTTAAGGGGCTGATTGGCTTCTATGTTATCTTTACCTATTAATATCTCTTAACTTTTTTCCCCAAGTTTTATTATATGTTTGATACCAATGTTGTATTAATACGACTTGATTTTTTAAAGATGGTGATGGGTCACTATAATTTTTAGCAGCATAATAGAATTTATTATAAGCATCTTTTGCTTCTTCTAGTGTACTGTTATACTCTTTTTGTAAAAGATTTATGATTTCTTTTTCCATTTTAGAACTCCTATTTTTTGTTAAGTAATTAATATTCACATGTCAAACTTAATAAAGATAACAACTAAAGTAAACCCCTAATTAAGGGTTATTATACCCTTTGAATATATTAACAAATTCTCTATATGCTTTTTGCCTACAAAGATCCTTATTACCATCCCTTAGCGGTAGTTTTTTTCTTTCTATTATTTGTTTAGGTATATAACCCATGTAATTATCTTTTAATACCTTTTTCCCTTTCCTTTTTTTATATGCACAATTCATAGCATAAGATATTACGTCCTTGGATAGAAAAGGGTTCCTAGCTTCTTTTGTATGTACCATACTGCACCTATCTAATCGAATATGGTGATAATACGGTAATTCCGTTCTTACATCGTATTTTTGAGTGTCCCATAATTGTGCTCTATTGTATCCACTAAATAATTCATCTGCACCATCCCCTGTTAATACTACTGTATTACTAGAGTTCTTGAATAAACAATATTGGGGCAGTAAACTACCATAATCCAGATAATGCTCATAACTTAGAATTGCTTCTCTGTACAAATTCTCTTCTATAGGTATTCTTCGGACACTTACATTATAATATTTCTCAATTATCTCTATATATTCTTCCTCGCCGTTTTCTATTGTTAATAATTCTATCTTATTATTAGGGATGGGGGACTCTAAAAGATGGTGTAATATTATAGTAGAATCTAGACCCCCACTTACAAACATAGTAATACCATCCATCTTATTAATCAACCTATCTTGTGTAGAATTTTGCATCCTTTGGTATAAAGATTCTTTACTTTCGTTTTTATATATATTATAATATTTCATACCAGTTATATAAACATCAAACACCCTTGTCTTAAGATGTGGTTGTAATCTATATATCCTATTAGGTTTTATCCTACGTACACCAAGAAAAGGGGTATTACCCGTAGGTTGTAATAACTTAGGGGTCCCTAATAAAGGATTATTCCTTAATAACGGTTTAATTTCACTGCTTATCATATATTCATTATAATATAGCTGTTTCTTCCCTAACGGGTCCGTAAAGGCCGTAAAACCCTTCTCCTCATATATAACTATGGACCAAAAACCACACCATCTGTTTATTTCATTAATATTCTTCCTCCATTCTAAGTCGTCAAAAAAGTCTTTTAAATAGGAAGTGTCATTAGTATAATCCCCAAATTTATAGAAATTAAAGATCTCCCCATTGAATAATAGATACCTATCCCCTTTTAATTGAATGGGTTGTAATCCCTTTTCGTTATTTGTTTGTATAGGTAACAAACGATGCTCTAATACCCAATCCTCTTTCCTAGTAGAACTACTTATTATTCCCCTATGATTTAGCTTTATCCCTGGTAATGAGTCTTTATTATATATCAAGATCCCACACATTCCCTATTCCTCCTTTGTTTTAACTAAAACACATCCTAAAGTGTCTTTAATACTTTTTTCTTTATTGCTGAAATTACCATAAGAATTTAAATAATAAACCTTATTTACACCTGCTGCTGCTAATATTTTATGGCAATGTAAGCATGGTTCATGTGTTATGTAAGCCTCTAAACCCTTATTAAATCTTTTTTCTAAATTCAATACAGCTGCTTCCTCCGCATGTAATGTCCTTATACAATGCCCTCCTTCTATACAACAACCCACTTCCTCACAATGTTCTGTTCCTGGATGGCTAGAATTATATCCTACTGCTTTAATCCTATTTTTATAAACAATAACACATCCGACTTTAGTCCTTAAACAGGTGCCTCTCTGCGAAGAAAGAATGGCCATTCCCATAAAATAACTATCTTTACTTAACCTTTTTGTTTTATTTTCCATTTTTCAGATTTAAAAATGTGGAAACTACCTACCCACATAGATAAAGAACCAACCTCTACGTTTATTTTTTCAGCAATATATTGTACTAATCTACCTGTCATATATATATCATTCCTAAAATGCCTTACTGCATCGCAACTTCTAATATGATACGTACAGTTTAATTTAGAATCTCTGTAATTAAACCAATAACCTATTGTACAAGGTAAACGTACACTGTTATTACTATGATCCTCGGGGTGCCATATAGAAAAATATGCCTGTCTCGTGTATTTATCTTTTTTTAATCTTTCCACTATATCTAAAAGATCCCCATTGTTATACCTAATGCCTTTTTTATTCTTAGGGGGCCAATATCTTTCCATGTAAGTATGGCTGAATTTATCCCCCTGATGGGATTTAAATCTATTATTATCTAAATTAGATCTATAATATGGCCAATTTTTATATTGGTTACCAGGGTTTAGA